ACATATAAGTTAGTGGAGGGTATTTCTAAAATAAAAGGTGGGTTAAAAGTTTTAAAGGATATGAACTATCCTAAAGAAATTCTTTCTGCATTTTAAACTTTTAAGTGTTGCAAAATTCGTTATATTAATTATTAAAATATATTATTATGTTTTAATAATGGCATTTACCGATTTATTAAGTACATCATTTTTATTTAGCGTCGCAATAATTATTATTTTAATTGGTGGTATATTTGCATATGTTAGTTACAGAATGTCTGAGCAAGATCATAAAATTTCTTCCATGGTTGGGTTAATTTCTACTATGGCTGAGGAATTGCAATTCTTTAGAAGTAAATTAAGTCAAACTCAAAGTGCAGGACAAATTTTATTACCAGAAGAAACCTCTGAACATATACATAGAATTCCTATATTAGATCCTAACAATTTAATTACAAGAGCTACTAGTTTAATTCCAGTTTCAGATGATGAAGATGATGATGATGATGAGGATTTAGAGTCTGAGTCTGAATCTGAATCTGAATCTGAATCTGAAGATGGAGATGGAGATGAAGATGGAGATGAAGATGGAGAGGGCGATGAATTTGAATTAGATGAAGTTGTTGATTTAGAAGAGACATTACAACTAGAAAATCCATCACAAATTCTAACTAGCAATATCAATGATATTGATGAAAATTATGAAAAATCTGATGAAATAAAATCTTCAGATATTAAATCAATTCATTTAGAAGAACCTATTGAATTAAATGTTTTTAGCCATGGTGAACATGAACATGATCATGACCATTCTCTAGATATTTTAGCAAGTGATTTGAAAACTATTTCTATTACTGATTTAGAAGATACTAACAAAAAGACCGATTACAAAAAATTGGCTATTAATAAATTAAGAGAAATTGTTATAGAAAAAGGCATTGTTGCTGATGCATCTAAATTAAAAAAGAGTGACTTATTGAAATTGTTAGGTGATGAATAAATTTTATCTGTTATTAGTATAATATGAATTCTTCTTCAAAAACTTATTATACAGTTACGCCTGTAAATCCATATGAATCATCTTGGCAACCAGATGCTATCATTAACAATAAAATTCATGTAGAATCTGGAATTACTAGTAATTGGAAATATAGGCAATATATTCAAAATAATGCAAATCATATTATGAAGTATGACACAATGGAATATATTTATGCCTCCGGTAATAATCCATATATGGTAGATAACCGAGCAATACAATCTCGTGGTGAGCCTTATAGGTTTACATCATTACATGAACCCTGTTATGATTTTAATAGTAGTGATTTGAAACAGGATTTTTTAAAGAAGCAGCAAATGAGTGCACGAATGATATCACCAGCCTTCCCAGCTGCCAAACTATAATAGATCTTAGTTTGTTAGTTTGTTAATAATTTATTAATAAATTGTTTATAATTATTCTTTATAAACAATATACAAGTTTTGTTATATTTGTTATATATAATGAAGATTTTATCTGTAGATGTTGGAATTCGTAATTTATCATTTTGTTTGTTTGAAAATGGAGACAGTGATAAATTAAAAATAGAAATCTTGAAATGGGATAATATTGACCTAACAACTGTCACTGAAAATAAATGTATAGAGGTTGATAAAAAAGGTCTTTGTGATAAGCCTGCAAAATTTATAAAACCAAATAGTAATATTTGCTATTGCTTAAAACATTCAAAAAATCAAACATTTTTACATCCAACATCTGATTTAAAACCATCATTTATTAATAAACAAAAAATACAGGGACTTATTGAAATTGCCGATAAATATAAAATTAAATATGATAAGCCGGCAAAAAAGGCAAATCTTATAACGCTCATAAATGAATTTATTATGTCAAATTGTTATACTCCTGTCCAAAAAACAAATGCTTCTAAGATTGATTTAGTAACTATTGGACGCAATATTCAACATAAATTTGATGATATTCTTTGTGATCATTTACAGTCTATTAATAAAATTATTATTGAAAATCAAATAGGTCCTATTGCCAATAAAATGAAAACAATTCAAGGTATGTTGTCGCAATACTTTATAATGCGAAACAATAATATTCAAATAGATTTTATTAGTGCAACAAACAAATTAAAAGATTTTATTCCTGCAGCAAATCAAACTAACAAAGATCAATCCCATTTAGCAGAAGAAGCTTCTCTAAGTGAACCCCAAAATATAAGTGAAATAAATAATACAAATAAATCGGAATTAAAACTTGACTATAAACAACGCAAAAAACTAGGTATCCAAACTACATTAAATATCATTAATAATGATTATCGTTTCAAAAAATGGAGTGACTTCCTACATAAACATAATAAAAAAGATGATTTATCAGATTGCTTCCTTCAAGGCATGTGGTATATTAAACATAAAATTTAAAAATATGCATTCAATTTAATTAATTATAATTTAATTAATTAAAATATATATTTTACAATTCGTATTACTTAAAATTAAATGTTCTTATTAATTCATAATAATGGATAACGATATTATAGATATATCTTTAGATTTTGAAAATTTAGACAATGGAGGTAGTTCTTGGAATAATTCAAAGAAAACCAATTTTGGCGGAGGTATTGAACTTTTAATGAATGAAAAGAAAATGGAAAATTCTGGACCTACCAGTGATATTGATATTGAAGATTTAAATAATTTAGAAGATGAAATGAATAATTTAGCAAATGAAATTTCTGGATCTGGACCAAGTTCCTTTGGATTAGGATCTATTTTTGGTTCTAATGATGACGATATACCATCTGTTAGATTTGATGATACTCCTTCTATTGGAAGAGCAACAACTAACACTGAAAGTGATAGTAAAACATGGGATGGTTATGGTAAATTTAATAATATTCCTATAAATCCTGATCGTGTAGGTATGTCATCACAGCCCAAACTTTCAAAGGATGAGTTATTGCGAGAAAAGTTCAAGTTCCTAAGAAAGTTAGAAGCTCTAGAAAAGAAAGGTGTTGAACTAACAAAAAAGTATAATATGGATTCCGATTTAGCTGAAATGCAGGGCGAATATGAAATGATTATGGAAGAGAAAACAAAACAAAACTCTATAAAATTTCAAGGTAACATGATGATGGCCATTATTAATGGTATAGAATTTTTGAATAACCGTTTTGATCCATTTGATATTAAACTAGATGGATGGGGTGAGCAAATTAACGAGAACATTAATGATTATGATGATGTTTTTGGTGAGCTTTATGAAAAATACAAATCAAAGGCTTCTTTAGCACCAGAACTAAAATTACTTTTCCAACTAGGTGGCTCTGCTATGATGGTTCATATGACAAATACTATGTTTAAGAGTGCTATGCCTGGTATGGATGATATCATGCGACAAAATCCAGATCTTATGCGACAATTCCAAAGCGCTGCAGTCAATTCTATGGCTGGAACAAATCCAGGATTTGCCGGATTTATGGGTGGTTTAATGAATCCTCCTGATCAAGTACCTCAAGGAAGAGGTCCTCCTGCGCCATTAAATACCCAAGGACCTAATGCAGTTCCTCCTCCTGCTAATCGTGCAGGTAATAATGTGAATAGAAGACCTGATATAAGCATGGCTAGAGGCAATTTTAATGAAGATGGAATTAGTATTAAGGAAAATTTTAGCGTTCCAGGATTTGAACCTCCTCAACCAAGCCAAAAATCACAACGCCGCCCTGACATGAAGGGACCAAGTGATATCTCAGATATTTTATCTGGATTAAAGACAAAAACTATTAATATTTCGGATCAACCAAGACCTCCTGCAGTAAATCAGTTTGAAGATATCCCTGATAATAATAGCAGCACAATTAGTATTAATGATTTAAAAGATCTTCAAACGGAAGCAAATGTACCTAAAAGAAGTCGTAGAAAGCCAAAGTCTGACAGAAATACTGTTAGTTTAGATATTTAAAGTATTAGACATACTTGATATTAAGTAAATGATATTAAAATAATATATTTTATAACTATTTAAAGAATGCCTGCATACATACATATTATAATAATGGACAATAAATCATCATATATTAAAACAGATAATGGCAAGTTTATAAATGAAAAATTTATAATATGGGTAAAAAAAATGGACGATTGTTTAAGTGTTGGCACTGTGGAGACATCTGCTGTTTTTAATACATATAAAATATGTAAATTAAATAATCCTCATAGTTATAATAAAATTAATGATAAAATTAAAGATTTAGTCTCTTAATGACAATAAATATATATAATATTGTAAAGTTATTATATATATGGTAAAAGGAAGAAAAGTTGTTGGAGAAGGATCATATGGTTGCGTTCATAAACCAAGCTTGCATTGTGTAAATAATCCAGAAATACAATATGATGATTATGTTTCCAAAATTATGAAAACTAAAGAAGCAAAAAATGAATTAAA